ACTATCAGGCGGCAATACCTAGCCCGGCCAGCCTGATCGGAGAGCAGGGAAGAAAGGGGCTTGTTTCCACTTAGGGGATTTTACCTATGGCAGCAGAGAACGAGATCGACCTGACGGACATCGCGGCGTTCCTCCCGGAGAACCTCCGGAATGAACTGACCCAGTCCGCAACGGAGCAAGAGGAGCCCGAGGCTGAAAAGCCCGAGGCCACCGAAGACTCCGGGAACGATGAGACAGCACCGTCCGGGCAGGAGGAAGCCTCCACGCCGGACGACGAGAAGCAAGAGAATGACTCCGAGCAGGATGAGGAATCATCCGACGAGGAGAACGACGACGCGGACGAAGCCGACGAGGACACAGAGAAGGGCGAGGCCCGGTCCCCCAAGGCGGACAAGCTGCTCAAGCGCATCGACAAGCTGACCGCCAAGAGGCGCGAGGCCGAAGAGGCGCTGGAGAAGAGCCGCGAGGAAGCCGAGAAGCTCAGGGTGGAACTGGCCGGTGCATCCAAGGTGGTGCTCCAACCGACCCCCGAGGATCCGCTTTCCGACGTCGAGAGCATCGAGGAGCTGGATGCCAGGATCGCCACCGCCAAGCGGGTGCGGACCTGGGCCATGAGCCACCGCGACGGGGCCACCGTGAAAGGGGCCGATGGAAGCGAGGAGTATGTCGAACCCGCCGAGATGGCACGACACCTCGCCGCCGCCGACGCGATCGTGACCGATCACGGACCGGCACGGAAGGAATGGCTGACCCAGCGGGAGACCAGTGTGAACGAAGCCCGAGCGGCCTACCCCGCCTTCTTCACCCAGGGATCCTCCGAGAGCAAGGCCCTCCGCGACATCCTCAAGCAGTATCCGGCGCTGGGAAAATACCCCAACGTGGAGCTCATCATCGGTGACGCCCTTGTCGGCCAGCAGGCCCGCATGGCGCGTCAGGAAGCACAGGCCAAGGCGAAATCAGCCACGGCCCCGTCCGCTTCCCCGTCCCGGAAGGCGCAGTCACCCGCGCCAGAACCTCCGAAGGTGACAGGAAAATCGAAGATCCCGGCCAAGACGGCGCGAGACGCGGCGTCACTCAAGAAAGTTTTGGAGGGTCAAGGCGACCGGGACTCGGTCGCAGCCCTCATGGAATCACTCCTCGGATAACTCCTCGGATAGGCACAACTACCCCCGCCGACTCCGAACAACCAACCAACCATCATGCCCCTACTCACTATCAATGACCAGAGAGACAAGGGCCTCCGCGAGGACCTGAGCGATCTCATCGCCGTCGTGGACGCCAAGTCCAAGCCCCTCCTCGCCCTCGCCAAGAAGGGTGCGGAGCTGGTCAACCCCGACGTCCACTCCTGGCAAGCCGACGGCTACAATGCCCCCTCGTTCGCTGGCGTCATGGCCGGTGACGATGTCACTGCCTGGGACTCCCCAGCCGCCCAGCGTGCGAAGCTCTCCGGCCGTTGCCAGAAGTTCCGCCGCTCCATCATGGTGGACGACTTCGCCGCGAACATCTCCGATGTCGCCGGTGTCGGCCGCAAGAAGGAGATGGCCCGTGGTGCCGCCAAGTCCATCGAGGAACTCGGCCGCGACATCGAGGCCGCTTTCTGCTCGGACAGCGACAGCGTCCAGCAGTCCGGAGCCAGCACCCCTTACCGCACCCGTGGTCTCGGAAGCTGGATCGCCTCCGGAGCCCAGACCGATCTCCCCGTCCCAGCGGACTACCGCACGGTGGCCGGTGCGATCAGCACGACCGCCACTGACTCGATCACCGAGGGTTCCATCCAGAACCTCCTCCAGGCGATCTATGAGCAGACCGGCACTGTCAAGAACCTCGTCCTGCTCTGCGGCCCGACCCTGAAGCGCCGCTTCACGGAGTTCACCCGCACTCAGGCTGGCTCGGCCAACGTGGCCTTGAACGTCAAGACCTACAACACCCCGGCCGCTGATCGGAAGATCACCTCCACGGTCGATGTGTTCGAGGGTGACTTTGGCAGCCTCCAGCTCCTCCCTTCACTCCTGCTCGCCCAGGATGGACTTGCAGCGGTCCAGAGCCGCCGCGGCTACATCATCGACCCCGACATGGTCGAGGTGCGCTACGGTCGCCGTCCTGCCTTCCGCGAGCTTGAGGATCGCGGCGGTGGTCCCCGCGGGATCATCGACGCCATCGCCGGTCTCGTGGTCCACAGCCCACGCGGCCTCGGCAAGATCGCTTCGACCGCTTCCTAATTCGGGTGGTTTGACACCGGATGCTCCCCTGTCATGGGGGGAGCATCCCAGCCAGATCACACACAGGGGATGCTAACCGAAGAGAACATAGGGATCGAGGATCCCGAGGTGCTTGACCTGATCAAGAAGGAGCTCTACTCCGGCTGGCACGCCTCGGCCGTCATGGCCGAGATCCGCCAGCGTCAGGTCGCCGAGGCCAACTCCCGGATCGAGAGCGCCCTGATCGAGGGGATCGGCCAGCACACCATGAGCGTCGACTCCGACGCCTTCTACTTCTGGAACTGGAAGGAACCCGGCTGCTGGCAGGACAAGGGATTCCGAGCCGACTTCCTCAAGAAGAACCCCCACTGCGCCGCCCCGAAAGTGGAGCGCAAGATCAGGATCACGAGGTAGCTGACTCACCATGAAGAGCATGAAGCCCATCAAGGACTAACCAGATCATCTCTCCTCTTCATGCTCTCCATGAGCTTCATGGTAAATCCCTTCCACTTTCTCACTTTTCCATCCCCCTCATGACCCGCTCCGACATCTCTACCCTTCTCTCCGAGATCTCCCAGGCTGAGGCCGATGCCTCCCACTACTACGGGCGGAAGACGGAGAACTTCAACACCCGCTTCTGCCTCTGGTCGGGTCAGAGCGAGGATGGCCGCAAGCATCAGTCATCGCTCGGCCGGAAGCCCTTCCCCTGGGACGGTTCCTCAGACAGCCGCATCAGGCTGGCCGACACGATCACCAATGAGAATGTCCGGCTGCTGAAGCGGGCCTTCTTCGCGGCGCGGATGCAGGTCCAGCCGGTCGAGTCGAGCGACTCGATCATCAAGCAGGCCGTCCAGACGGCGCTCAACTGGATGATGAAAGTCCACTGCCTCGATGATCTCCGGCGCGAGGTGGAGCTGGCGCTCCAGATCAGGGAGACCTTCGGACTCGCCTTCATGGGGATCTTCTGGAGGACCACCACCCGCATCGAGAAGAAGTCGATCACCCTGGAGGAGATCCAGAACGCCGCCCTTCAAGGCGACGGAGCCGCCGCCGCCCTGGTCGAGGCGATCCTCGATCCCCTTCAGGAGGAGAGCGCCCGCGCCATGCTGGCCCTACTCGCCGAGGAGGCCGGGAAGCTCTCGGCGGTCCGTGCCCTGCGCGAGCAGGGGATCTTCACCTACGAGTCACCCTACATCTTCGAGTCCAAGCCCGAGTGGGTCGCCCTGGAACCGCTGGAGGACATCCTCTTCCCCCCCTCCTGCTGGTCGATCCAGCGTGCCCCGTGGGTGGCCCGCCGCGAGCTGATCACCGAGGAGGAGCTGCGCGAGCGTGAGATCCTGGAGGGCTATGATGCCGAGTGGATCGAGCGTGCCGTCAAGCAGAAGGGAATGACCCAGCGGGTCAACCGGAACATCCTCCGGAACAACGAGCACTTCACCGACAACGACCGTGACCTGATCGAGGTCTTCCATCTCTACCGCAAGGTCCACGACAAGGGAGCCACCCGTGTCGAATGCACCGTCCTGAACACCGCCGTCACCGACCTCGTCGCCAAGCACGACATCTCACCCTACGAGCACGGCCAGTTCCCCTTCATCGAGCTACCCCGCGAGCGGACCAGTCGGAATCTGCTGGAGTCACGCGGCATCCCCGAGCTGGTCGCCACCCAGCAGACCGAGATCAAGACCCAGCGCGACTACCGCTCGGACCGCGCCTCCATCGCCATCCTCCCTCCCGTCCGCGTCCCGGCGAATCGTGGGAAGATCGAGCTGGTCTTCGGCCCCGGCACCCAGATCCCCGAGCGCAGGCCCGGAGAGTTCGGATGGATGGAGCCCCCTCCCTTTGACAAGGGGACTATTGAAGTCGAGCAGTCCACCCGTGGAGACGTGGATGAGTATTTCGGCCGCGCCACCGCCGCCATCGCACCGGCCCGCACCATGCTCGCCCAGCAGGACTTGGTCGATAGCTTCCTCACCGACATGAAGCTGGCCGTCACCCAGACACTCCAGCTCATGCAGCAGTATCTGACCGACAGCCAGATCCAGCGGATCGTCGGGATGCTGCCGGGCAAGTTCCAGCTTTCCCGCGAGGAGATCCAGGGACAGTTCGATTTGCAGGCCGACTTCGATGTGCGGGATCTCGACAACGAGTTCCTCGGGAAGAAGCTCGACTACATCGCCAAGGTGGCGATCCCGCTTGATGTGGCGGGGGTCATTGACCGGGCTGGCCTGGTCAAGTTCATCATGGGCGCGGTGGATCCCGTCCTGGGCGAGGCTCTTGTCCGCGACGCCGGGGTGGCCGCAGCCGCCGAGGCCGAGGATGAGCAGGTCCAGTTCACCAAGATCGCCGCCGGTGCCGAGCCCCCGCTCAAGGAGGGCGGCAACCCGCAGGTCCGACTCCAGGTCCTCCAGCAGACCATCCAGGCCAACCCAGCCGTCAGCCAGCGCTACCAGCAGGATGAGATCTTCCGGAAGATGATCGACGCACGGGTCCAGTCGTTCCAGTTCCAGATGACCCAGCAGCAGAACGCCCAGATCGGCCGCATGGGCGCGGTGCCTGCACTGCAAAGCCTCGGCCAAGGCCAAGGCTGAAACCTGATTCACCATGAAGAGCATGAAGCTCATGAAGGACTAACCAACTCACCTCTCCTCTTTACGCCCCTCCATCCCCTTCATCCCCGTGAGAACAACAACCTACGAGAAGATCATCACCGGCGTCGCCGCACGGATGGGACTCGACCCCTCGGCCGCGATCCTCTCCTCCACACGCGCCTCGCTCACCGAGTATCTCAACACCCGGATCGCCATTGCCTGGGAATGGGACCGCTGGCCTGAGCTTTGCCGGATCGAGCAGCGCAGCCCGGAGATCAGCGGCGAGGAGCTCTCACTCTCCTACGAGCAGGCCGGTCAGGAGCCCTTTGGCGAGATCTTTGGCATCTACCTCGACGACCCGGACAAGACGCTTAACCCCAAGGAAGTCGGCTATTCTCTCAGGAATGACAGGATTCTGCTTGACCCCGACATCGAGGCATCCGACGTATGGGTGCACTACCGGCTGAGGCCCTACCAATACAGCGCGACGTCATGGAGCGCGGCGACAACCTACGCCGCCGGGGACATCGTGAGGGCCTCCGACGGCCACTGCTACGAGGCGATCCTGGCCGGTTCCAACGTCCAGCCCCCCAATGGAGCCAACTGGAAACAGCTGCCGGTCCCCTCCATCCTGGCCGACTACCTGAAGCTCTCCATCGCCAGTGACGCCCTCCGCGAGGATGGCCAACTCGACAAGGCCAACAACGAGGAATACCGGGCCGAGGGCCACCTCATCCGAGAGAGCGACAAGATCGGCCTCCAGGTCGGCGGCATGGGCGGAAGATGGTCGGCAAGAGTTGGCTGAGAATCAGAAATGAGAAACCTCACCATGAAGCACATGAAGTCCATCAAGGACTAACCAGATCACCTCTCCTCTTCATGCTCTCCATGATCTCCATGGTAAATCCCCTTCACCCCTCCCCATAACCCACCCCATATCACTATGAGCAATCCCTCCACACTGATCGTCGGCAAGTCCGCCAATGGAAACATCCCCTTCCGGGCCGATGCCTCCGGCAACCTGGTTGTCTCTGCGACCGCCTCAAACTTCTCGCCTATCCTGATCTCGTCCCTCGATTTCACCCGTGCAGCCAACACGACAGCCTACACCGCGGGCGGGGTCATCCGGGCGAATGCCGCCACCTCACAGAGCTTCGCCAACGTCATCCCGGTCGCCGGGGGATCGGGCTATATCGTCGCGGCCCGCGGCCTGACCAATCAGGCCAGCTTCAGCGCCACCATCAGGCTCCATCTCTACACGACCGACGCGGTCAGTGCGGCCGATCAGAACACCTCATGGTCCTCGACAACCCCAGGCCTCTGGGCCACCAGGGCCTCGCGGATCGGCTTCATCGACTTCGGCGGATGGCAGACCTCCGGCAGCGGTGACTCGGCCTACACGATGGGATCCTTCTCGGGATCTGGCAGTTCGCTCCCCTTCAAGCTGGCAAGCGGATCGACCTCGCTCTGGGTGGTGCCTGAAGTCCGCGCGGCCTTCACGCCGACTAGCGGCCAAGGGTTCTTCTTCTCGCTCAAGACCCAGCTCGCCTAGTCCATGCCCCTCTCCACGGGAACCAACATCATCCTGCGGAGCGGCCAGGACCCCGACGCCCTGGCCTACTTCTCCCGTGCCGGGATTGCGAGCGGCACCCAGACGCCGAGTGCCTATGTGACGAATCTTGCGTTGTGGTCACAATCATTTAATCAATGGACTCCGCATCAAAATGTCGCGGTCAGCACAACTTCCGCAACAACTGACCCCCTCGGTGGAACAACGGCTAATGTCCTAGTCGAGAACACGACAACGGGAGTGCATCGGATCTATGGGCAGCCTCCCACAACGATAGGTGTCGTCTACACCTTTTCCATCTATGCAAAATTAGCCACCGGCACTCGTTGGTTAAGGCTAAACTACGATGCGGCGATCGCGGCGGCGGCAACATTCAATCTCGCCGCAGGAACATTTGTGACCGAGATTGGAACGGCAACAATGACGAATGTCGGCAATGGGTGGTTCCGCTGTTCCGTGACGGGGCCAGCAAGATCAACGCAGGCATTCAATCCCGCCTACCCCTCCCTGCATAACGGAACGAGCGATGTCTACGCCGGGGATGGAACGAGCGGACTCTATCTTTGGGGAGCGCAATTTGAAACAGGATCGACCGTTTCGGTTTATGTGCCCACGACATCAACAGCGGTGACTCAAGCGGTAGCCTTTACCGACTCACGCCGACTGATCAGCGACTTCGTGCGCGGGATCAAGAGCCTCGGCTTGTGGAATAGCATGGTGTGTTGGCCTCTGCGGAGCAGTCAGAATGCAGGGGGCGGCACTACGGCATTCTCACTTGGTGGGCTGGGTCAGTTCAATGGGACTCTGGTTAATGCTCCGACTTGGGGGGCGAATGGGATGGTTGCAACGACAAGCAACTCGCATGTTCAGACCACAGTTCCGTTTAATTATGCAACAATAGGGGCTTATTCTGGCATTGGTGTAGGGAATATTCCCTCCGGAACTAATGTGCGAATGATTGGGACAAACGCCGCAACGAACGTAATTCAGGCCACAACCTCCACCAATGGCACCTACGGCACGTTCGATCAATTTGGAAGCACCCCATCTATAGTAACAAATCCTACAAACAATCAAATAGCGCATTGGGTGAACATCACGAAAGGTGCCACTAATGCATTTGTTGGATATATTAACAACGATTCCGGACTCTCATCAACTGCAACAACGTTGGGCAATTCCAGCGGCCTATCCTTGGCTTTGTTTGGAAGTAATGGAACATCAATCGGAGGAGTTTACCCGTTTTTTGCTTGGATCAATACTCAAGTAACGTCTGGTCAAAATGCCGCACTATACGCCCTCTACCGCCAGACGCTCGGCCTCGGCCTCGGCCTTCCTTAACATGAGAACCTTCCGAGCGACAACTCTCCAAGACGCAAGCGACCTGCCTTGGCTATGGATGAACCCTTCGCCATGCCGTCCCGTCTGGGGAGTCAATATCGTCCCCTCAGCAGTCTATGACTCCTACGCAAAGGACGAGAGCGGATTTGAGCAACCAGTCGGCGAGCCTCTCTACTACGAGTGGCAGGCACTCCTCGACCCTGCGGACGCTCCGCTTCCAGACTGGATCACGGAGGTTATCGAACCTCCCATCTCCGCGCCTCCATCTTCTGACTCACCCGGTCTGCTGACCAAGCTGAAATCAGCAATCGGTTTCTAACCTTCCATGAACTCGACCCCTCTCCCTCACCCTCTCACCCTGGTCATCTCCCTTGTTGCGGCTTGCTCCGGGGCCGCTGCGCTCTGGACATTTCTCTCCCTCTACTCGGCACTCCCCCTCCGCATGGAGCGGGTCGAGAAGCTGAACGAATCACAGGATGCACGCCTGACCGAGCTCCAGTCCGAGGCCGCCCAGCGCCGCGAGGTGCTGGCTGCCGCCATGGCGACGCTCACCCAGATCGACATGAGGACCCGTCGGATAGAGGACCGGATCCTGGCCAAATAACACTTTGCCTCGGGCGGGGAGTCGGAACCCCCTGCGTCCGATGACGATCCGTCCGGGGCACCACTCAGGGAAATGAAGAATGACTGAGGCTCTTCAGGTTCCGCTTTTCACTTTCTAACCTTTTCACTTTTTAACCTCCCCTATCCACATGACCTGGGATATTCCACAGATGGTGACAACGATCGGCGGAATCGTGAACAAGTTCATCCCCGACCGGGACGCACAGATCAAGATCCAAGCCGAGCTTCAACAGCAGTTGATCCAGATCGAGGCAGATGCCGCCAAGTCACAGGCGGAGATCAACAACACGGAGGCGGCAAACTCCAACATTTTTGTCAGCGGGTGGCGCCCCTGCGTGGGATGGGTCTGTGCCGGGGCCTTTGCCTGGCAGTTCGTCGGTCAGCCGGGATTCTCATTCTTCTACACGCTCTACACCAAGCAGCCCGCGCCGGTCGTTGCACTCGACCACGATGCGCTTAACACCGTGTTGTTCGGCCTGCTCGGACTGGGCGGATTCCGCTCATGGGAAAAGGTAAAAGGAGTAGCCAAATGATCGACGCTCGCAGCCAGAAGAACATCGACACGCTGAATTCCAAGGTGCGGTCGGTCTTCACGAACTGTCTCGTCGCGCTCAAGAAGCATTTCCAAGAGCGAGGCGTCGCCGTCCGTTACATCGCGGGCACCCGCACCTATGCGGAGCAGGATGCTCTCTATGCTCAAGGCAGGACCAAGCCCGGACCGATCGTGACCAAGGCCCGCGGCGGCCAGTCGCTCCACAACTTCGGAATCGCCGTCGATGTCGGGCTCTTCCTCCCGGACGGACGCTACCTGGGAGAATCCTCGTTCTACCGCGAGATTGGCAAGGTCGTGGAGATCTATCCCCAGCTCGAATGGGGAGGCAACTGGAAGTTTGTCGATGAGCCCCACATCCAGTGGCGCACCGGCCTGACCCTCGCCGAAATGCGCGAGCGCGTCGCCGACGGTAAATCGGTGGTCTGATCATTCACCATGAAGAACATCAAGATCATGAAGGCCTGCCGGTCTCCTCTTCATGCCCTCCATGATCTCCATGGTAAATCCCTCTCTCCTTCCCTATGAGTTTAGATAATCAAACAACACGCGAAGGCGATGCTGGCTTCACCGGCATGGCCTCCCGCATCAACCCTCTCCAGCTCAAGGAGGGGATGGTCCAGCTCGCGGTCAACATGAGGCTCGACCGGGGCGTGGCCCAGACACGCAAGGGGGCCAAGCGCCTGGCCGATGCCATCGCTGCCGGTGAGACGGAGCTGGTCCTCGACTTCACCCTGGGTGATGAGGTGACGGGTCCGATCGTCCGCTCCACCTACTCGGGGGGTGTCTTTGCAGCCGGTCTCTACTCCTCGCCGCGCCTGGATGACTCCAACGAATACATCGTCCTGGCCGGACCCGACGCGGCCTATCTCTGGAGGGAGGGTGCCAGCCTTGTCACCAAGAGCTATCCCACCTCTCCCGTCTCCGAGCAGATCCTGCCCGGCGATGATGTCTCGCTGATCCAAGCCTTTGACCGGCTCTATCTCCTGCGCTGGCGCGATGAGCCTGAATACCGGCTCACCTCGATCACGCAGACGACAGGCACCGCCACCGCCACCACGCCAACGGCCCATGGCTATGCGGCCGGTCAGGTGGTGAGGATCTTCGGAAGCGATCAGGCGGGCTACGGCGCCGACTTCCTAGTTGCCTCCGTCCCGACGCCCACGACATTCACCTTTGCCGTTCCCTCCGGAACCGTCACCCCCTCGACGGGTGTGGCCTTTGCCCGGCGGGTCTGCCCTCCCCTGGTCTGGGATGGAGGAAGCGGTAACTTTGCCCGCGTGGGACTCGGGACCCATCCCGCGGGCGAGACCTTCTCCCGGATGCCCTCGGCCTCCATCGTGACCTACACGAACAACCAGCTCCTGCTGGCCCGGAACCGTGACGAGGTGCTGATCTCAGACGTCCTCGATGCCGAGACCTATGATCCGCTCCTGAAATCCTTCCGGGCGAATGCGGGATCCAATGACCAGATCGTGGCGCTCCATCCCTACGCAGAGGGTCAGGTGCTGGTCTTCTGCCGGAAGTCGATCTGGCTGGCGACCGCCGTCATGGATGCCGATGGGATCTCGATCGACCCGGCCGCCTCCTCGCTCCAGCTCCTGACCAATGAAATCGGCTGCTGCGCCCGGCGCTCCATCGCCACGGCGGGGGTCTATGTTTTCTTCCTCTCGGATAGCGGGATCTACCGGCTCGACAATCAGTTCGACCTCAAGCTGCGAGGCAACACCAAGCCACTCTCCGATCCGATCGCCGATCTACTGGGTGACATCAATGTCCCGGCCGTGGGGCTCTCCAACGGGGTCTTCTTCAACAACCGCTACTACCTGGCCGTCCCGACCAAGCTGGCCAATGGGACGCCCTCCGACAATCCCAACACGCTCTTCATCTACAACATGCTCAATGAGGCATGGGAGAGCCAGGACAGCTATGCCTTCAGCCTGGATCAGCTCGTGGTCTCGGACTACGGCACGGAGCGCCGACTCTATGCCTCCAGCCGCAACGGGAGGCTCTACCTGCTGGACGAATATGAGAGCGGGCTCGATGATCAGACCAGCGGCAGCGGCACCTATGTCGTGGAAGGGGAACTCCTCACCCGCCGGTATGGATTCGGCTCGCTCACCGGGAAGCGGATGACCCGGACCATCGCCTCGGTCGTGCTCCCAGCAGGGGCCAGCGCCGCCATGGACGCGGTGACGACCGATCCGGACGCGGATTTCCAGATCCTGAGCTTGACAAATAACGGGATCTCACTGGAAGATTACACAGTCAAGGGGCCGATCCGCAGGAATGCAAACATGCTGGATCTCAGGTGGAGGACGACATCAGGAAGGCCGATCCTAAGAGCCATCACCGCCGAGGCCACGGTGGACGGACTGCCGAAGACCGGCACGAGGACCGAAGAATGAGGTTCTTGCGCTGAGGCGCAGAGGCGCAGAGAAGATTCCCTACTGATCCTACCTTTTCACTTTTCACTTTCTAACCTTTCACTTTTCCCCTCATGGCAACCGTCACCAAAGGCCGCACCTTCGTCTCCGGCGAAGTCGTCACTCCTACCAAGCTCAACAACCTGGTTGATAGCGCGACCGTGACCCAGATCGTGAATGCCGACATCTCGGCCACGGCGGCGATTGCTGACAGCAAGCTCGCAGCGATCTCCACCGCGGGCAAGGTGAGCGGCAATGCCATCACCTCCGGCACGATCGGAGGATCCACTGCGATCTCCACGACCGGCACAATCAGCTCCGGAACCATCACGGCCAACCTGACAGGCACTGTCACGGGCAATGCCTCGGGTCTCTCGTCACCAGCATCCAACGGTCTGGCCAAGGCGTGGGTCAACTTCAACGGCGCCGGAACCTACACCCTCGGAACACCCACCGCCGCCACGATCCGTTCGAGCCACAACGTCTCGACGATCACCAAAAACGCCAACGGGGACTTCACGGTCACGTTCAGCTCGGCATTCCCGAATGCCAACTACGCGGTCATGGTGACTGCTCAGGGTGCAGCCAATAATGCGCTCTCCGTCATCAGGGCCGGAGCGGCGGCAACAATGGTCACGACCACTTCCGTGCGGGTCAGTTTTCTGGACACGTCCGCTGGACCCGAGAACCCCAACACGGCCTGCGTCGTCATCTTTGGCAACTGGTAATGCTCCCATGGGACACGGCACGCACATGGTGGCAGGATCATTCGACCGTTCCCTTCGAGGAGCGGTTGGGCTGGCACTTGTCGTGTGGGCTGGTCTATTCCACCCGCTCAGCCTTCATGCTGGCGAGCGAGGTCTGCTGGAACAGGATGGAGATCCTCAAGGGTCCACCAAATGCCTGGTTCGTGGAGCTGGCGGTCATTCAGCCTTCGACGTTCGACCCTCAACCCTCAACCTTGGCTCTGCTCCTTCAAGTCGCTCCCCATCCCCACGACTGGATCCTCTTCCGCCGGAACAATGGATTCAAGATCCATGCCTACCGGTGGGATCGCTTTGCCCGCAAGGTCGGGTATCAGCCCTTATCACCCATTACCTAACCCCTATCACCTAATACCATGGGCGGATCATCAGGCGGAGGGACACCCCCTCCACAAGCACAACCCCTCGACTACGAGAAGCTCATGGCCTCCTCGGCCAAGGCCAGCGCCGACGCCTACCGCTCTCAGCTCAACTCCCAGATCGCGGCCTACCCCAAGCTGGAAGCCCTCCAGCTCGGAACGGTCTCCCGGCTGGCCGCAAATCTCAACAACGACTACACCCGCCAGGCCAAGGGGGTCATCGACCAGACCTATCAGGCCGGAGCTAATGCGCTGACCGAGACCGGAAACCGGATCAATGCCCTGGGCGACACCTCGGCGTCACTCGGGAACCTGGCCTCGCGCCAAGCCGCCGAGGAACTGGCTCTCGGGAAATCCCTCTCAGCCGAGGAGATCCGCAATGCCTCCCAAGCAGCCCGCGGTGCCTATTCCGCACGCGGTCTCGGGGTCGGCTCCGGGGCCGCCGCCGCCGAGATCCTGAACCGTGACGCCTATGCCACCGGCCGCTACCAGCAGCGCCTCCAGAATGCCGGAGTCGCCCAAGGCATGCTCGGCAACACCGCCAACCTCTATGGTCAAGCAGGCGGCGCCTTCCAGAATGCCTCCAACCTTGGCTTCGCCGGGGCCAATGCGCTGGTCAACCTCGATCCGTATCAGCGTGCGCTCGGTCAGGGCATCCAGCTCGGCAGCGGCATCCAGGGACAGTCCGGCCAGATGATCGGCAATACCTACAACCAGGCTCTCGGCATGGCAGGCAACGTCGCCACCTTCAACGCCAACATGCTCGACTCACGCTACAACTCCTGGGCCAATAACAACGCGGCTACCGGCGCAGCCAACACTGCCATGTTGGGCCAGCTCGGAGGATCGGCAATAGGCGCCGGAGGTCTGGTCGCCGGGGCTGCGATCTTTTAGCATGCCATCCATCCCCTCCACACTTGAGAAGATCCGGATCGCCCTCAAGGGCGCCCGCCGTCCGGCTCTGCTCTGGTCAGGAGGCAAGGACTCGACCGCCTTGCTGCACCTGACCCGTCAGGTGATGCCCGAGATCGAGTGCATCCAGCTCCAGCTCCCGTGGATGAAGCAGAAGTGGACCTTCCAGAACAGGCTCGCCGCGGAGTGGGGACTCACCATCCATGACGCCCTTCCCATCTCGGCCGCCCTCTGCCACGGCAAGGGTCGTGTCGATGTCATGGAGAGCTACTCCATCGGATCTCAGGCGCTGGTCATCGCACGCGGCACCGAGCCCCACGAGGAGGGCCGTCCCTATGTCTGCGGGAGGGAATGGCTGGAACGCCCCAAGGCCGCCAAGGTGGAGTTCCCCTGGGACCTCCTGCTCTGCGGTCACAAGAGCGATGACAGCGACCCGCTCTCCGGGCCGATCCCCTTGAACCTCGATCTCCTGGAGATCGACGGCAGCGCCTCCATCTCCTACCCGCTTCGGGACTGGACAGACGAGGATGTTTCCTCCTACCTTGTTTCCAGTGAGATCCCGTGGGACGAGGGGAGGTATGACCTGATCGACGGGGTGCTCGTTACCAAGGCCGACAAGCACCTCAACAGCGACTACTACCATGCCTGCCTCCGATGCCTCGATCACCGCGAGGATGACTATGTCGCCTGCCCCAAGAGGAACGGCGCAATCATCGCCAATGTCTCGGAGAAGGTGGCCGTCCATGAGCCGAGCTTCGACTACTGCAACCTGAGATGTTCGACTGCCAATCCTGCGGGGCCTGCTGCTCCCATAAGTGGAGCTGGCCCATTCTCAGGCGAGACCGCTCCGACGCCGAGGGCATCGACCCGTCACTGACACGCTCTGACCTTCCCCTGATGAAGACCTTCAACAACCGCTGCATCGCCCTCACCGGATCAGTCGGCGTCTCGGTCGGATGCTCCATCTACGGGATTCGTCCGGCCGCCTGCCGCTCATTCACCGCAGGATCACCACTCTGCCTAGAGGCCCGCGCCGCAGCCGGTCTCTCCATCCCAACCCCCAACTCCTAGCCTAACCACCCATGTTCGCCTACAACCCCACCGTCAACGACAACTCAGGCCAGATCACCGCCGCAGGCACGCTCGCCATGGCCAAAGGAATCAGCGAGGGAGTCAACACGGCCGCGGGAGCCATAGCCGGAGGAATGACCAAGAAGGGCGAGCAGGGCCTCATGGACCGCAAGACCCTCGACATGAACCTCGGCAAGCTGGACCAGTATCAGCAGGCCGGGCTCATGGACCCCGACACTTATGGCAAGTTCATCGCCATGCCGGTGAACAAACAGAGCGGAGCCCTCGCGGGATTCGAGGCCACGGTCGTCAATCCCTACCTCGAACAACAGAAGTATCAGTCCTACGCCGACGCCCAGATGCAGATCAAAGGAGCTGGATCGGGCGGGGTTGGCTCCATGGACGGCTTCACCTACTAATCACCATGGCCGACCAACCTCAGATCATGGACCTGCGGACATTCGGCCGCACGATGCTCGGCCGCCAGCCGGGATATAAGCCGACCAAGCAGGAACTCTCGGCCGACATCGCCCTCTACAAGCAATACCAGAGCGAGGCCGTGAAGTCCTCCCGCCCTGCCTTTACCCCCGGAGCCACGGAAGTCGCCCTGCCCGACGGCCGCAAGGTGGCCATGATCGGCACCTCTCCCAACTCGGCGATGGTCGCACCGGCTCCGGAAGCCCCGAAGTTCGAGCGGATCACCGCCGCCGACGGGACGGTCAAGCTGATCGACACGATGACCGGCAAAGCGATCACCGCATGGGATGAGCAGACCGGATCACCCGTCAAGGCCCCCGTCCGCTCCGGTGAGGATGCCGTGAAGGGCCAGCAAATCGACATGCTGGCAAGCGACATCGCCAAGATGCAGTCAGCAGGCGCTCCCTGGTATCGCTCCTCGGCATCCTATCAACAGGACATCGCCGCGAAGCAGGCCCAGCTCAACGCCATGATGGATCCCGCCTCTGTCCTGGCTGGTGCCCCAGCTCCCTCGCCGAGCCCCTTCCCCTCTGCCACTCCATCTCCGACGCCGCAGGCGACACCGACCCCGGACAGCGCCTATCTCTCCTCGCCGACCCCGACTCCCTCACCGGAGCCAACCCCCGCACCGACTCCTCTCTCCATGTCCTCCTCTGATTATCAGTCCAAGTATGGCCGCGCCATGAAGCCCGGCCGCTATCGCACCAAGAGCGGGGCCGAGGTCCTCATCACGGACTAATCGCATGGCCGCTCCCTCGCAGGACGAGCTGGCCGCGCTCGATTATGTCGGGCCGATCGAGGCGTCACAATCAACCCCCGATCCTCTCTCGGAGCTGGAGTATGTCTCGCCCCTCGACGCCAGTGAGAATCCTCCCCTGCTCGCCGTGGACCGCTCCGGCGTCCCCCTCGATCCGGCCAAGGCGGGCTCTGCCCCCGAGGGAACCGATCCCCTCTCACCGGCCAACCGATGGAATGAGAAGTCTCAGCCCTATAAGGTGACATCCGCAGGCATCGAGCTCGATCCCCTCCGCTACGGGTCCGGCATCCAGTCGGCCTATGCCGCTGGCCTCATCGACCAGGCCACCTTCGCCAAGCTCTCTCCCAACGCCGCCAAGATCGAGGAGAGCGCACGCCGCCGCCGCGATCTGGAGGCCACGGCCGGATCCTCCCCCGAGGGGAAGGCCCTCCTCTACGGAGCAGGCCGGGGTGGAGCCGTCACGATGGGATTCCTGGGAGGGGCCGCCATCCCCGCCGTTGCCGGGATGACAGCCGGTCCAGCCGCCCTGATCACCGGAACAGCCGGAGGCATCGCGGGAGGCTATGCCGCAGGCAGGGGATACGATGCTCTCTACAAGACACTGGCCGAGAACGACTCGGAGTTCTCCAGCTACCTCGCAGCCAGCCAAGCCCGGCCCGGATACAATGCGGCCGGTGAGTTGGCCTCCATCGCCATCACCGCTCCCGCCGCCCCCTACAATCTGATCAAGGGGATCCAGCTTGTGCGCGAGACCAAGGGTGCGCTCGAAGCCGCCAAGTTCGCAGGCAAGGTCGTCGGGCTCGGAGCCGGGACCGGTGCCGCCACCGACATCACCTGGAGGCTGGCCGATCAGGCACTCGCCTCCGGGGATGAGACGCCCGAGGGGCCGACCTTCCAGTCCTCCTTCCAGTCCGCCGTCATGGGAGCGCTCCTCTCGGGGCTCACTGTCCAGAACAAGCGCTATGAGATGGGCGACATCCAGTCACTCGTCTCCAAGAAGCAGGCCGGTGAATCCCTCTCTCCCATGGATGAGGAGGCGGTCTCCACCGCGCTCCGCGTCACCGATGCCGTCCGGGGTGAGTATGGACCCACTGCCCGAGGCACCATGCGGATGCAGGGAACCTCCTTCCTGGGCAAGCCCGAGGCGCTCAAGACTGAGGTGGCGATGGGTGAGGGAGTCGAAGGTCGAGGATCGAGAGTCGAGGGCCTGCCGGGACGACCTCCCGCAGCCGCGCCTGCTGATCTGGGCGAACTGATCCCCATCGAGGATGCTCCGAGCGGGGCCTTCACCATGGACCGGAACAATGCCGTCCCGGCCAACACTCCCGAAGAAACGATCGCCATGCCGGGCAGGCCGCTTCTGAGGGAGATCTCTCGAGAAGGCATCGTCGCCAAGTGGAGGAAGGATAGCGAGGAGAGATCGACGGCCATCCAGTCGATTGTTGATCAAACAGGGGCGCAAGGGAGCATCGAGTTTGTTAATAACGAAGATCCAACCATCAAGCTGCTAGTTACCCCGGAGCCATCCAAGCCAGAGATCTGGAGAGTTACCAGGTTCGACTCGAGGGGCCCCTCTTCACATAATGAATTTCCATCCAGGGAAGCAGCAATCAGGGCCGCGGCTGGGGAAGGTCACACCAAGATGGTGCAAGGCCCTCCTTATTATAGGTTTGGTAATTTCAGCATTTCCAGGATCGCATCCCCCGACAAGTCTCCATCCGCGCCAGCAAGCACGCCCGCTCCCGCCGATGACCTGGCTGAGTTGGAGCCGATCACGGGATACACTGATCCTGAGACAACCGGCGGGATCCCGATCCCCTACACGGAATCCAAGCTGAAGATCTCAGACATCAAACTCTCGGAGGATGTCCCTAACTTCAAGGAGAATGCCAATCCTGATACCGGCGTCGTCCGGGGCCAAGAGATCCAAGGGAACATCGACATGAGGGCCTTCGGCCATCTCATGATCTGGCAACGCAACAACGGAGCCAATGAACTGATCTCGGGAAGGCACCGCTTTGACGCGGCCAAACGCAATGGGCTGGAAGCGGTTCCTGCCTATGTCATGAGGGAGGCGGATGGATTCACAAAGCCGATGGCAATGTCGCTTGACGCGGAGCTGAACATCCTCGATGAGAAAGGTGAGGTTAAAGATTATGCAAACTACTTCAGAAACACTTCGATTACAGAAGATAAAGCAGCACAGAGAGGACTCCTATCGAGAGCTAAAGGCCGCGCCGGATTCCGAATTGGAACGGGTGCGGGGCCTGATCTCTACGCTGCATACCAAGCAGGTCGAATCAATGAGGCGCGAACCCTCGCCATCGCAACCGCGGCGCCCAACGACATAGAGCTTCAGCAGGCGGGCTACGCCGCCGCCCTCAAGAAGATGGCCCCGGAGGTGATCTCCGGCTATCTCGGATACATCAAGGCCAGCAAGGATCTGGCTGCCCAGGGAACCCAAGGAGATCTCTTTGGAACCAGTGACGCGGCCCTCCAGCGAGGCGAGGAAATCGCCCGCGCCGCCGCCGCCAAGGTGCGCGAAATCAATGAGCAGATCGCCGCCGTGCAGTCCGCGGCCAAGCGCCCCGAGGCCGCCGCCAAGCTAGGGGTCAATGTCAAGGACCCGGAGGGTATCCTCAACCGCGTCGCCGAACTCCAGCAGCTCGCCGCCCGCTACAAGTCCTTCTACACCGATCCGGAGATCATGGCCGAACTCTCAGGCGTCTCGCCCGAGCAGGCCGCCGCCGAGATGGCGCCCCCGGCCCCGGCTACCACCCCCAACATCGCCACCAATGGGGAGGGGAATCTCTTTGCTCCTGCCGACATGCCCTTCAGTCTGACCGGTCAGGTAACTTCTGAACCGACTCCCGCCGAACTAGCCGAGGCCGAGCGCATCCGTCAGGAGAAGGCCGCGGCCGATGCCGCCCAAGGGGATATGTTCTCGGGGGGATTCTCAGGCACTGCCGACTACGGTCCGCAGGGTGGATCGCGTGGGGCCACTGCTGCCGATGCCGGTCCCTCCATCCCCAAGGAAGCCACGGTCATGTCACGCGGCCCCGGCTGGGAGATGCCCGAGGTCCTCGGTGCCACCGACCGCGTGCTCCCCATCGAGGCACCCGAGCTGATCCGATGGTTCCGTGAAGCCACCGGCATGTCGCCCGAGGTCCGGCGCCGGATGAAGTCGCTGGGTCTCTTCCGTGGAATCGGCAAGGGACGCATCGCCCTCCGCGCCTCTCTCTTCTCCAATCCCCAATCAGTCGCCATGACCCTCGCCCATGAGATCGGTCACTGGATCGACTACCTCCCCGACGAGTCACTCAAGCGGGGCAATATCCTCGGGAGGCTGGCGACGCTACTAGGGTATCTAAAGCAGACCATCCCGCTGGACCCCATCGCCGGAGGTCGGTCTCTGAAGAAAATCAAGAAAGAGGCGGCAAACATTGTAGGTCCAATGCCGCTGCTCAGCCAAAGGGAGCTGCTCAAAGAGTGGAATCAAAAGGTTTCGGCGCTCTATAAGAAGATGGTCAAGGAGGCAGTTCAAGGCGGCGAGCTTGCCTATTCCGGCCCCGGCCCTTACAAGCCCAATGTCCGGCAGGAATTGATCTCATTATCCGAATGGTGGAAGCCATTCCTTGATTCCACCGATCCCGATTCCAGCTACTTCAAGTATCGCACCAGTTCCGCGGAGCTCTATGCCGATGCTATCTCGGTCCTCTTCAACTCACCGGCTGATCTGGAACAGAGGGCTCCGACTTTCTGGAAGGCATTCTTCAATTATGTCGATCGGAAGCCGGAGGTGGCCGAAGCCATCGCTGCCATCCAGACCTTCCTAGCCAAGGGCCCCGAGGCCGTCAACCGCACCCGGCTTGCCGAGTCGAAGGCTGGCTATGCCAAGGCAAGCGAGCTGGTCAAGCGCCGCTCCGCCGCCATGAAGGCATGGGCCAAGTCACCCCGCCGTCTCTGGGAGCGGGCCAAGGATACCTATTACTTCTACGCACAGCCAGCCATCGAGCTGATGCACCAGAAGCGCCGCTCCGGCCAGCCCCTCAAGCCGGAGGATCGGATGGACTGGCTCTTCGAGGAGATGCCGCTGGCCAACTCCAGCGTGCAGGCCGATCTCATGGAGATCACGGCCAAGGTCTCCCCCATCCTGCAATCCGTCGGCCTGACCGATGATGACCTGGGGATCTACCTGGAGAACTACCGTATCGCCAATGAGCGGATCGAGGTGGAACGCCAAGTCGGGAAGGCCAGCGAGCAGGAGAGTGAGATCGAAGTCACCGGCCGGACAGTCATCGCCAATCCCGACGGCAAGGATCCCGTCATCGCTCAGGCTCTCCTAGACCAGCAGCGTGCCGACATGTCACCGGAGCAATGGAGCGCCCTCCAGCAGGCGGCCGAGTCATTCCATGATAAGATCTTCTCGGTCCTCTCGGAGGCTGTCGATGCGGGGATCATCTCCCGGGAGATCTACGACACGCTCCTGGTCCCGAACAAGGATGCCTACGCCACCTTCACCCCGCTGAAGTATGCCGACCGCTATGTCCCGGCCGGGATCGTGAAGCAGGTGGGAACGCTCGATCAGGTCGCCAATCCCTACACGCAATCCGTCCTGAAGATGGCGGCCATGCGCCGCGCCGCCCAATCCAATCAAGCCAAGGCTACCTTCTTCAACTGGATGAAGGAGAACTTCTCCGGTCTGATCCAAGATGCCGAGATGCGCTGGGATGGCCGTCGCAATGTGCCGGTGCCGACCCGCGAGGTGGGGTGGAAGACGCTCACCTACCGCGTGGACGGGAAGCTCCGCGGGGTCCACCTGCCGGAGCGCTATGCGGATGTCTTTGAGTCGATGAGTCCCTCCCACCAAGACGGGCTGATGCAGGCGCTCTCCTTCCTCTGGTCCTCGGCCGCCTATCCGCTGATCATCAAATACAATCCCTCCTTCCAACTCGCTCTCTCCCCCATGCGCGATCAGCTCCGCACGATGCGGAATGCCCCAGACAAGACCCGTGGGAGGATCCTCGGCCAGCAGGCCTATCAGCTCGCCCTCGCCATGCTCCAGCCGCAGGGGCGCGAGGCTCTCTCTACGACCGCCGGGGGCGTCGTCGGCACCGCTGTCGGATCGACCATCGGATTCGTCGGGGGTCCCGCCGCGGCCGTGGCCGCCGGTCAGGTGGGAAGCTATGTCGGGAGCGCCATCGGCATGGCTCTCGGCAAGCTGCTCGCCGCGATCCCGGTCAACATCGGATCCTCTCCCCTGGTCAACCGGATCTCGGGTCAGGCCGATGATCTCCTGATCGAGATGCTCCAGAACGGAGCGATGGTGGGGCCGCATGAGTCCTTCTACGCGACGGCCGATTCCCACGGTGCCCTCGGTGACATTCTCCGCCAATACAACATGCTCCCGGCCGAGGATCAACCGGCATGGTCCCGCAAGTGGTTCGTCAAGCCGGTCCTCTCCTATCTGCGCTCGATCCAGTTTGCCGGGCAGATCATGGAGGCTCTCCCTAAGGTCTCGGCCTACAAGGTGCTGGCCAAGGATCTCGGCTGGCCGACCCGTGAGGCGGCCGCCTATGTCCGCAACTACATGGGCGTCCCTAACTACATGAAGAAGGGGAACGGGATCTCGACGCCGGGGATTCTCTTCCCCTTCATCAATATCACGATGCGCTCATGGGAGTCCTCGATGAAGCTGCTCGCCGGTCGGGAGAAGGGGCGCAAGTCGCAGGCCGACTATCTCCTGAGCTATCTGTTCTTCGGCGGATTCCTGACGACGGTGATGACGGTCCTCGCCAGGGAGGGATTCTTCGGGGATGACATGGCCGGGATCTTCCGGAAGATCCCCGACCGCGATGTCTATGCCTACCACTCGATCCCGGTGGGCACCACGACCACGGGGGACTATGGCTCGAAGACGGCCTATCTCCGCTGGCCGGTCGATGAGGTAGACCGCGCCATCAATGGGATGGTCTACTACGGCCTGACCGCGACGCTCCGCCAGCTCAAGGGGGAGAAGACGGGCATTGGCCTCGGCCAGATTGCGGCGGTCCCTCAAGGGGAACTGCCCTCGCTCAACCCATTCCTCTCCCTCCCGGCCAAATGGGCCACCTATGCCGCCGGGATGAATCCGATCGACGAGCACCGCGGTCGCTCGATCCTGACCGATGACGAGCTGAAGGCGGGAGGCTGGCCAGCAGCCAAGAAGATGCTCATTCACTCCCTGGACAAAATGGGTGTCTCCAACTTCCTGCGCTATGATGAGAAGAGCAACACGGTCTCGGAGTTCGCCGTCTCCTCGACCGCCCCGATCAACCGGTTCCTGAAGATCACCGACGCCGGTGAGTCTGAGCGTGCCCGCGATGAGGTGGCCGGTGAAGAGAAGGCGATCGCCCAGGTCCGCGTCGATCTCTCGGAGGATGTCCGCGCCGCGACCCGCGAATACGCATGGCTCCAGAAGCTAGCCGAGCGCCGCACCCCTCAGCAGACGCTCCGCTACGCTGTGCTGAAGCAATGGAACGGCCAGATCTACCGTCCGCAGATCGAGGCGATGCGCTCCGCTGTCGAGAAGGGGGATGTCGCCGCCGGTGCCCGAGCCGTCCGCACGATCAACGGGGTCACCGACGGGATGAAATCAGCCTGGGCCAAGAGCCGGTAGCCTAGCGCTAGCGGTTCCGCTGGCCCGCGGGAGGGTTCGCTGTCGGGACGATGAAGGTGGTCCCTCCGATTTTCTGAATATAGGTGGGTCCGCGATCCTGGTAGATGACGCCGGATCCGTTCCCGTCGCCGACCACGAAGGCATTCCGCCCATTGTCATTGATCTGCTGAGGGACGACGCCGGTGCTCTGGCCGCCGACGATCATGGCCGCGCCGACCGATGCCATGGGATCGGGGTTGCAGTCCTGGGCTCGACCGGCAGTGATGAGTGATCCAAGGATGAGGGTGGCGAGGATGGTGGTGGGTGTCTTCATGGGGTAGGTGTGGTGGTGGGTGGTGGGGTGACTGGTAGTCCGTAAAACCTAGCATGATCGGCGGGGTCGATGCCTTCGCTCTCGCGTAAGTGTTCCGCGTAATTATTCAGGGTGGTGCTGGGGTGCTTGTGACCCAGCATCCGCATGGCGGCATTGACTCCGTGATACTTGAAGGCGATGGAGGCGGCCTGTCCCCGGAGCTGGTAGGCTTTCTTGTGCCCCTTCGGAGTGGGGATGTGCTTCTCAAAGAAGCGATTGACCAGGTTGTAGCAGATTTTCCTGCGCTCGGTCTTGTTCCTCGCCGGGATGACGTAGGCGGCATTCTCATCCTGCTCGACCGGGGTGGCGCTCTTAAACTCCAAGAGCTGCTGCCATAGCTCGGGCCTGACGGTGAGGCGGATGGTGACGGCCTCCCTGTAGTCACCTCGGGTGACGAACTTGATCGCTCCGGCCTCCTCGTGGAAGTCGCTCCACTTCGCCTGATACACCATCTTGTTCCGGACGCCGAGATTGTGCATGAGCGCCCAGCATGGCCAGACGGGAGACTTGGCAAGGCGTAGCTCTTCGGCACCGGCCAGCATGCTCATGGCCTTCTCCTTCTCGAACCTGGTGAAGCCCATGGTCGCGGGTGCCCACTTGGGCGACGGGGTGGCAGTCTTGAATCCCGTCAGATCGGGAAGGCGGAGCCCCTTGTAGAGGCCCATCTTATCCTTAGTGAAGACGGCCCGCGCCTGGATGAGATGGCTGCGGATCGAGGCATCGGAGCGGTATTTCTTGATGCCGTCCGGCCCGACGATCTCGGTGGTGCGGCATCGACGGATGAAGGAGAGCGCCGTCTCCTCGGTGAGGATCGAGCTGGAGACCTTCCGGGGGTCCGCTCGCTTGGTCACGACCGCGACCAGCCTCTCGAGACCGTGGATGTAGTCGAGCACGGAGCGCCGGGCGATCCCAGTGTCATCGGCACCCTTCTCCAGCCGTGTCAGAATATCGTCAACGGTGGCGAGGCCGGCAGTCGCTGTCGCCTCGGGTTTCTGGGGCGAGGGGTTCCAGTCGTTCTTCTCCAGCTTGTCCAGCTCTGTCTTGGCCTGCTTGACGGCTTGGTCCTTCAGGCCGGTGCCCAGGGATTTCCAGATCGCCCGGCCACCCTTCCGGAGCCGGAGATAGAGGTTGTCGCCACGCCGCCAAAGCGTGTAGCGTTTGCCCCGGTGAACGACAACAATCTCGGATCTCTCTGCGGTGCTCATGGTAGTGGTTTGCTACACGCCAGCCTGCTACACGGTTTGCTACACGTCAAGCAGGTTGGCAATGGTGGAGTCTGGTGGGTTCCAGTGGGAAGCATTTTGACGCCTCAACAGAGTAGAATCAGTGGTTTTCAGCGGTTAACACCTTCAACGCCGGTATAGCTCAGATGGTAGAGCACCTGATTTGTAAATGTGTCTCTCTCTCTTTCATGGGTCTCGTGCTACGCGGTTTGCTACACCTTTTTGAGGGCGGCGGGGCTGGTAGTTATTCCCTGGGCGGGTGTTTCTCAAACGGTGGGCCACCGGGTTTCTGGGGCTCGGCGATGCTGGTGATGTCCTTGCTGGCTCGCTGCATCCTCCGCATGGACTGAATGACCATGACGACGAGGCCGGGCGGATACTTGGCGAGGAGATCGCGGATGACTTGTGCGGCGATTGCTTTTGCTTCCTGGTGGCTCATGCTTGGGCCTCCTCGGCTTCCTCGCGGATTGCGTCTAGGATTTCGGAGACTTCCTTGTCGGTCTTATCGAGAAACCAGATGACATCCCCGTGTCCTCCCTGGCAGATATTTGTGGGCTCGCGGAACCGATCAAATCCTAGCTGCGCCAGTAGTTTATCCTTCCACTCCGGACCGTCGGGAATTTCGTCAGAGATTTCCCACTGATGCAGTCGCCCGGTGATGGTGTTGCATACCAACACACTCCCGTTGTCTTCCGTCCAGAGGTCGCACAGGATTTCGGAAACCTGGTAAGCGGTTGGGAATGTGTTGGCGTTGAATTTCTCGGCCTGAAACTGCTCAAGCAACTCGTTAAAGTCAGGAATGTCAAAGACACTGATGCTGTCGTCTCCTCCGTTAAGCGCTTTGATATTGTCCCCGAGTGTCTCCTCGGCCTCCGCCGGGGCGCTCGTCCAGTTCTCGTCCCAGGGGATCCCGGTGCGACCCTCTCGAAGTCGCTCGACGGCCTCGCGGGTCGGGTCGTTGCTGGCTGCCTCGATGAGGTCGAGCAGGTGGCCGACGGTGGTGGTTTCCTCGGTCAACGTCCGGCGCTTTCCGGCGCAAATGTCGGTCCATTTGACAAAGACTTTCCGGTCGCTGTTTCTGGCTTCGCTGAGTGTGAGTTGTTCAAGTGTTTTCATGTGTGTGGGTGTGTGGGTGGGTGTGGTGGGTTGGTTGTGGTTAGTGTGTTGCTTTGTTGTTGTGTTGTCTAGTTGTTCGGCGGTCGGGGAGTGTTCGGCGCTCGCCTTGCTCGAGGGCCCGGAGGATCCACCAGGCCGATGGCATGGCGGGTTCCTGGGCTTGGCTCAGGTCGGCGAGGCGCCGGACTATGGCGCGGCGGTTGAGGTTCTGGACTCGTCGGAGGTTCATTGCTGCACCTCCTCGATCATTTCCTCTCTGACGAGCTCCTGGGGCCGAATCTCGCCATGGGTCCACTCGACTGGGGCGATGTGTCCGCGGTCTCCGTTCCATTCGGTGATCACGAAGAGGGAAGAATCTCCATCCCATTCGGGTTTGATTCGGACGATTTGACCGCGGTGAAATCTTGAAGCGTTCATGTTAGAATAGGGGTGGAATTTCTTCGGGTGGTGGCGGCGGCGCCGTCGGCTCAGGTTCCTGGGGCAATGACTCGCCCACTAGGTTGAAGGGCATCTCGTCGGCCGGGAATAGCTCGGGCGTGGGTTCGCGGCGTTTCATCCCTGCACCTCCTCGCCGGTAGCCGCTGCGATTGCGGCGGTGATGATGTCGCGGATTGACTCCCCGTCGTCGTCGCTGTCCCTGGCGTCGTAGGTGTCGCCGATTGCATCCAGGGCGACGCGTAGGGCTTCGAGCATTAGCGGGGCCGCTGCCATGAGGCGGATATTGGCCTCGTCGCTGACAGGGAACGCGTATGAATAGGCGCTGTTTATTTGCATCTCTAAACGAACGCGTGTTTTAACGAGCTTCCAAGGGCCTGGGGTGTGTTGTGTTGTTGTCATGGTGTGGTGTGCCGGTTTGCGGTTGGCTCTTCCGTTTTGGTGGTGGTGTTGGTGAGTGGCTGCCGGGATCGGACCGGCAGCCGCGGTTGGTTAGTCGATGGAGATTCCTTCTGCGGCAACAAAGAGCCCGGCAAAATCGTCTTGCCGGATGGCCCTGGGTTGCTGGGGTTTTTGGTAGCAATCAAAGCTCCTGCACGGTGCGTCTCCGCGGTGCATGATCTCCTGGAATTTTAGAATTATTCCGGCATTACGCGCTGCCTGTGTGAATAATGGGGCGTCACAATCTTCTTCCAGATATGCAACGCCACCGCGCTGGTAGCTGTAAGGGCTTATTCCGTCGGCAATCCCTAGCTTGGCAAGCAGGGTCTTGGGAACGGCTAGCCAGGCATGCCCTGGATCATCATGGAAGCTCAGGGTCATGGTCGTGGTGGTTTGGATGGTGGTGGTCATGGTGTGCTGTGGTTGGTTGGGGCTTAGATGTTGCGGAAGATCCAGATCTCATCGTGATGCGGCTCGGTGTATGAGCAATCGAAGCGGAGCGAGCGATCCCAAGCGGCTTCCCAGTCGATCGCGTCGGCGATCCATGCGGGGAGATCGCGGGGAATGTCGCCGCAATCAATGGCGAGGCTCTCGGCGTAATCTCCGCCGCTGGTATAGGTCCCAACATAGGCATCCCTAGCCTGGTCGATGTCGTCCGGAGCGTATCCGAAGGCGTCGGTGTAGCGCTCGACAAGCTCCCGCTCGGTCTCGTCTAGCTCGAGCCAGGCGAAGAGCTCCGGCTTCAAGTATGATTCCCCGTAGAAATCCCTGGGGAATCCCTGATAATCCTGAAACATGATTTCAGGATCGGACTCGTCGGCGTGGATCTCGGCACACTTGGCCGCAAATCCCTCCTGGTCTCCTGCGTAGTCCTCAAGCTCGACCCACTGACCGCGGAGGATTCCGCAGTTATACTTAGCGTAGGTCCCTACATAAACGGCCGGGCCGTTCAGGGTGTTGGTGCTGTCGCTGCTGGTGTTCTGCGTTTCCATTTTATCATGCGCCCGTTTGGTCGGTTGGCTCTTCCGGTTTTTGGTTCGGCTTCTACTTTCTCACGGGATCCAGTGGGAAGTCAATAGAAAAGTTTTATTTATTTTTATGCCCGGCGAAGCGGCTTGTAATCTAGCTGCGCGGGCGATCGCGCTTTTCCCTGGCTGCCGCGCCGCGGACTTTTCGGGCCGTTGCGGCGGGCAACTGGACGGTTGCCGTTGCCCTGGGGAACGTGGTCCCGGCGACGACCGCCGCGGTGACGGCCTCGGAGACGTAGCCCCCGCGGGTGAGTCCTGAGCGGGTGGCGAGGTAGTCGAGCGCCTCAAGGACCTCAAGGGAGACGGTGGAGCTGATGGAGTGCTTCCCGCGGCCGGGTCCGTGCCCCGTGGTTTCTTTGTGCTTGGTCATTTGATGATAAGGGGCGCGCCGGGGTTGGTTCTGAGCATTTCGGCGTTATTGATTCGGTCGGCGTTGGCGCGGGCGTATGCTTTGATGACTTCCATGGCGGTGCTTTCGCTGTGTGTCTCCTTCCAGTAGGCGACGGAGTAACCCGGCTCCGGGCTAATGGATTTCAAGATCTCGGCCTTTCCGGTGCTGGTATCAAGCCGGATGGTGGACCGCGTCCCGCTCTCGGGATCGGTGCCGTCATGGAGTGCATACCTGGGCGCCTCTCGGCAAGCGTTAACACTTAGACAGCCAAGGATGATCGAAAGGATTGCAATTAAGTTATGCTTTTTCATATAAATATTCTGCAATATCTATTACGTTGCGCGGCTTCCTGTTTGTTTTAATGAGCCGCTGGGGCCGTTTCCCTTCTTGGCGTGAAACCCGATGCGCGGAGGGCTTGCGGGTGGCTCCTCGGCAATTTTCGCCTCCGGCTGTCTCGGTGCAGGGTAAACGCGGCTGAGGAGGTGCGCCCTGTCAAGTTGCTCGATGGTGTCCAGAAATTCGGCGATGGCCGTGACGGCAAGGTCGGCCTTGCTGATCCCTCGCTCGTTGCAAAACTTATCCAAGCGGCCTTTTAACTCCTTTGGGAGTCGGAAGTTAAAGGTGGACTGTCGTTTCATGCTTCCAATGTAGCACAATGGGAATTTTTGCGCGATAAGATTTATGCTTATTTGTGTTTGACTTGTGGCACAGCCGAGCTACAAATCGGCGCATGACGGATCAACTCGACGCAACTATGACGATGAGAATACCTGTTGAGCTAAAAGCACGACTCCGCGCAGAAGCCGATAAACACTGGCTGAAGCCTTCGGACATTGCACGCATTGCAATCCGTGATTTTTTGGACGCAGAGTGTGGCACAAGCGAAGTGCAACCGAATCATGAGGAGGGGAACAAATGAGCGCCCCGGCCTTCATCTCGCTCGTCGTCTGCCTCTCCGGTCTGCTGGTCCTGGCGGCGCTCTCCGGTCCCCTCGCCTCTGCGGCCGCTTCTTTTTTTTACGGACAACGCAACCGGAGGATCCGGAAATGATCACGGCCGGGGAACTGGTCCGGCTGGAGGTGAGGCCAACACGCCGCGACCGGGTCACGCTGGAGAAGTTCAGGCCCGGCGCTCTTCTGGCCGCTCTCGCCCCCGCTTCTTTTTTTTATCGTGTGACCGTCAACGGGGAGATGAAGAGCTGCACGCCGGACCCGCTGCGGGCGCGGGCTGCTTTCCGGGAATCATGCCGCTGGGCCGTCACCGTATGAGCGCCGCCCCTGCAACTCCTGCCCGCTGGCTCACCTCCCGCGAGGTGTGCGACCGGCTCGGGATCCATCTCAATACCCTCGCCCGCTATGTGAGCGCTGGGGAGTTTGGCAAGGTTCTCTTCTTGTCCCGGAAGGATAGGCGGATCTCTGAGACCGCCCTCAATGCTTTCATCGCTCGCCGCCTCGTTGGCTGACCATGGCAAAGCGTCCCTCACTTCTGGATCAGGTGGCCGCCGACGAGGCCGCCGCCCCTTCTCTTTTTTTGGTGAACACTGAAGAGGAAGGAAACCAAGAGATGGAAAGGCGCGGGGAATTTACGGCTGAAAGGCTGATGGAGTCGAGGCCGACAATCTACCGGGCAATCGTGGATGGTCTCGGTCAGGGTCTTGGTGTTCGCCAACTCTGCCGGGCGTATCGGGTGTCCCATCACACCGTCGCCGCCGTCATGGCTCGGGAATCTGCCGCTGTAGCCACACTTAAAGAAAGGACTGTGAGCGTGCTGCGGACTTTCGGAAGGCTCGCCGCCGATCGCCTGCTCGATGAGGTGGACCAGATCCCCATCCAGTCGCTGCCGATTGCTCTCGGGATCGCCGTCGAGAAGGCGGAGCTGCTGGCCGGTGGCGCAACGTCCAGGATCGAGCACACGGAAAGCGGCCCGACTCACGAGGACTATCTGCGGATGATCTCCGGAAAGGTCATCGAGGCGGAGATCATCCCGGCTATCGGTTTTCAGGGGGGAGAAGTTGCCCAAAAGAGCGCCGATCCGGGTGCCGCGGTGCAGGCCGGTGGCGCCGCGGTGCAGGCCGGACCCCTCGACGTGAGCGCTGCCGGTGCCGAGTCCGGTCTTGTCCTGGCGTTGCCTGCTGCTGCCGAGATTCCCACTGGATCCAGTGATGAAACCCACTCACCTGATGAGCAATCAGGTGATATCGAGGCTTCCGACTCTGTAGAAGATGGGATTGCTACGCATCTTGATACACTTTCGGCCAGTTCGGAAGCCGTCGAGGATGGCCAGCCAGCGACTCAGGAGGGCACCCAGCGCGTCGAGGATGCCGGGATGATCATCGAGGCCGCGGTGCCGATCGAGCGGCGTGAGCAGGCGCCCAGGCCGCGGACAGAGGGGGGGAGGGGGTCCGCAAAATCACGCCGGGTGTCCGGGGGGCATTGATCCATTCACGGAAAATTTTCACTAAAATGAGCACCACACAACCACCAACCCAACCATCCAAAAAATCTCCCCTTAAAAAAGAAAGGGGGGCGGCTTCACTCGGTCCCATGGCCAAGACGACTCCCGAGTCCTCGGGCGCCTCTGATCAGGGGAACGACCGGCGTGTCAGGCTCTATGTCGCCCGCATCGGAAAAAACAAGAACCTGCTCCAAGCACGCCGGATGCACGGCCCGGAGGATGAGCTCCTCTCGGTCGGCTGCAAGGATGCCCAGGCATTCAAGCTGAAGGCCTACATCGAGGCGGAGGCAGATGCGGATGGACGTCTCTACATCGTGGAGGAGAAGCGCTGGCTTCGTTTCGCAAAATGAAGCGCCTCTCATCCGTCATGTCCTGGCGTTACCGCCATGCAGGGAGCATCGACAGCTACCTGAGTCAGCGCGGCAGCTCGAAGCCCGCAGGATTCCGTTCCGAGCTCCGGTGCTTTGAGTGGAGCCAGCTCTGGTTCCTCATGCGCGACCTCCTGAAAAAAGAAGGGGTCCATCGTCCCAAGTATCGGTCAACGGCCCTGCCCGGAGGATCCCATGTCTAACTGGATCAAGATGCGGGGCAACCTCTGGGACGATCCCCGCGTGGCAAAAATCTGCGACGTCACGGGCAAGCGCGAGGCCGAGGTGATCGGAGGGCTCTACTGGCTCTGGTCAATGGCCGACGAGCAGACCGACGACGGCACGCTCATCGGTCTCTCCACGGCCACCATCGACCGGAAGACCGGGATCAAGGGGTTCGGCGAGGCGGTGCTTGGCCTCGGCTGGATTGAGCAACTCCCTGACGGACTGCTGATTGCACGCTTTGAAGAGCACAATGGAGCAAGCGCGAAGAGGCGCAGCATGGAGGCAAAAAGAAAGGGTGAAGTCCGCAATCCCTCCGCAAAGCGTCCGCACGCCATGCGGACAGAAAGCGGACACCATGCGGAACTAGATAAGAATAGAATAGATATATCCCCTATGGTCCCCGTGAACGGGGACATTCAAGAGGACCTGATCGACCGGAACCTGCACCTCAACCGAGCCCGGATGCTCTTCCGGATGCGTCCTTCGACTCAGCTTGATTCAAGCCAGCTCCGTTCTTGGAAAAAAAATAAAGGGGCGGTCGAGACCACCTCGGAGAGTGACTGGCTCCTGCTCGAATGGCTCTATGCCCAGGGCACCGGCAAGGGCGAACCGGGTGAGTTCCGTCGCCGGGACCTCTCCACCCTGCTCTCCAACTGGAACGGCGAGATCCAGCGTGCCCGCACCGAGGCCAGCAACCGGGGCGCGGACTTCCTGAAAAAAGAAAAGCGGGGGGTCGGTCCCGAACCCGAAGGATGGAGGCGCATCCTGGTCGAACTCTATGACGACAGCGATCCGGAAGCCGTCGAGGCCGCCACATGGGAGGGCCTCCCTCCCGCGGTCAGGGCACAGATCATCAACCGCATCAAGGAACAGTCATGATCTCGGCCTCCTCCAGCGGTCAATACCAGCATTGGAGCACCCGCTCCCGCGACGGGCAGAACGTGCTGCCCAGCGAGCTGGCTGAGATCTCGGCGGTCACTCACAACGGTGTCCCCTCCTCCATCCAGCCCGAGGAAGGGACCGGTGTCTGGAACTGGTGGGAGATCGCCAACTCCAAGATCGTCGGCGAAGCCTGCGACCGCTGGCTCGAAGCCTACTACAAGCGCACAAGCGACCGGATGGTGGTCAACCGGGAGTATTTCAAAGCACGGAACAACCGAGACTTCACCCTGGCTCTGCAACAAAAGCGCGATGCCGAACGCCAGCAATCCCCCACCCCATGACAGAAACCATCGACGCACCCTGCGCCCTCTGCGGTTGCAACCACCCCGAGATCACCAAGACCCAAGAGCCGGGCATCGGCCCCATCTGCGAGGAATGCCGACTGGAGACCGAGCTGATCGAGAGCCTCCTGATCCACCTCGGCCTGCGTCCCATGACGAGGGGGGAGCTGAAAAACATGAAAGCTGAAAGCTGAACAAATCACCCGAAACCAAACCAACAACAACACAACACCATGACAACAGACACAACCACGCAAACCGCAACAATAGAGACCATCACCCCAGACAAAGCGAAAGTTTACCTTTCCCTTAGTGATGGAAACAAAGCCAGAAAATATGGGACTAACAAAGCTGATATAGATCGCCTTGTTGAAATCATCAACTCTGGCGGCTGGCGCGTTACACCTGATGGAATTGCATTTCATCAGGACGGTTCACTCGTGAACGCCCATCATCGCCTGAGCGCAATTCTAAAATCAGGGAAAACAGTCAAGATGTGGGTTCACCGCGGACTGGATGATGATGATGTGAAAGCACTCGATCAGGGGAGGAAGCGAAGCATATCTGATATCACGGGGCTCAATAAAGAGATTGCTGCCGCGCTGAACTTTGCGGCTCGCAGGGCCATTACTGACCATCGCTCGCCGCTAATTTCGGAGATCGAAATGTTACACAGATCGGCTTTCGGTGAAAATCTAGAACGGCTGTATCATTTCTGTCAGGGCAAGGCGGCGGTATTCTCAACAGCTCCGTCGAAATGCGCGGCTGCTTATTGGATGATCCATGGCAATGCGGATTATGTGATGAAGCAATACCGAGCGCTTTGCCTTCATAACTATGAAGACCAATCCCAGATCGCTAAGAGGTTCTCTGCTGCGGTGGCTAGTGGATCAATCAAAAGCTCCGGTAACGTGGAGGTGCTTTTAGCGGCGATGAGGGTTTATGACGAGTCGTGCAAGGACCACCAGCGCTTGAAGTCTTTGAGTGAAAGCCACGGGCAATTCGCCGTCTTCATTCGTTCGATTGTCTCTTCGATTCAATAACTCCTAACTCTCAACCAACAACAACACAACCAACACAACCACATGCCCATCGTCATCGACATCGACGTCACCCTCCTCGACAAGGCCCGCTTCAAGCGGATCACCCGCAAGTCCGGCCAGCCAGCCGTCTTTGCCAACCTCGTCCTCTTTGACAAGCCGGACGCCCACGGCAATGACGGATTCGTCAAGCAGTCCCAGACCAAGGAAGAGCGGGAGCGCGGTGACAGCCAGCTCCCGATCCTCGGCAACTGGAAGCACCTCGGGGAGAAGCGGAATGCGCCAGCCCCCGCGCCCGCACCGAAGCCCGCCGCCCCGGCTCCCGAGATGGCTGAGGATGACATCCCGTTCTGAGGAAATCCGACATGAACGATCTGCCCAACACCATCCTGACCATCACCACGGCTCTTATCCTGGCGGTCCTCTTCTTTGCCACGCCCAAAACCTAACCCAACAAAGCAACCTAAAACCAATCCCATGACAACCACCATCAACTACGATCCCTACGAGTTCGCCCAGGTGAACACCAAGCCAGCCCATCCCGACAACCCCGATGCCATCTTCTGGATGGTCATCAGGCTGGGATCGGGCTGTGTCACCAAGGCCGACGCCCACCCCACCCGCGAGCACGCCACCTATCAGGAAGCATGCGCCGAGGCGCTGAGGCTGGCAGCCAAGCACCCGACCCATGCCCGCGGCTTCGCCGTCCTGAAGGCGTGCAAAGTCGTGAAGGCCGAGATCTCCATCAACACGCGGAACCTCGTATGAGCGCCGACCTCACACGCAGCGGCATTCCCTGGAACGGGGATGCCGAGAAGGGAGTCCTCTGCTCCGCCATGCTTCAGCCCGAGTGCATGGAGGAGTTGGGCGATCTCACCGGGGATCACTTCTTCGACCCGACCCACATGGTTATCTGGGAGTGCCTGAAGCAGCGCTTCCTCGACCGCAAGCCGATCGACCTGATCTCGATCTCCGACGCCCTCCGGGACCTGCCGGTCATCAAGGGGAACCCGGCCTGCCTGGCCGAGATCTCCATCTTCATCCCGACCGCCGCCAACGTCATCGCCTACGCCTCCATCCTGCGCGAGAAGGCCATGAGGCGCTCCATCCTGAGCGCGGCCAACGAGACCGCCCGGCTGGCCATCGAGTCCATGAGCGAGCCCCATGTCCTGCTCAATGAAGTCGAGGCCCGCTGGCTCCAACTCAGGAGCGGAACCCGCGCCGAGACCTCGCTCAAGCACATCGAGAGCTATGTCATGGAGGCCATCGACGGGATCGAGTCCACCTACAAGAACCGGGGAAAATGCGTCGGCCTCCCCACCATGACCACCGACTTCGACCGCATGACCGGCGGCCTGCGCCCCGGCCAGATGGTCGTCGTGGCCGGACGGCCCGGCATGGGGAAGAGCGCCCTCTCGGTCCAGTGGGCGACCGCGATGGCCGAGGCTGGCTTTCCCGTGGCCGTGTTCTCACTGGAAATGACTGGAGTTGACCTTGCCTCGCGCATGATCTGCACCGAGATGCCGCTCGACCTGAAGCGGGTCCGGGACGGATTCATGAACAAGAGCGACATGCAGCGCATGCCGGTCGCCGCCAGCAAGATCGGTGGCCTCCCGCTCCACATCGACGAGACCCCGAGCCTGAATATCTTCGACTTCCGTGGCCGCGCCCGCCGCGCCGTCGTGAAGCACGGGGTCAAGTGCATCGTGGTGGACTACCTCCAGCTCATGCGGAGCACCAGCAAGCGCGCCCAGGAGAACCGCGCCTACGAGGTGGCCGAGATCTCCATGGCACTGAAGGCCACCGCCAAGGAGCTCGGCGTCCCGGTCATCGCCGCCACCCAGCTCGGGAGGAATGCCGAGGAGCGGAGCGCCCCGAAGCTGGCCGACCTGCGCGAGAGCGGCCAGATCGAGCAGGATGCCGACATCGTCGTCATGCTCCATCGGCCCAAGAAGGGGCTCAAGGACAAGGATACCGGCGAGAGCCTCGATGACGGATCGGTCGAGCTGATCGTCGCCAAGCAGCGCAACGGCCCCGTCGGCACGGTGAACCTCCAGTTCGAGGCCGAATACACCCGGTTCAACAACGTCACCGAGCAGCTCTACTCCAACAACAAAGAGAAGCGTCAGAAGCACTAGGCCTATGGAAACAGAGAAAAGTGAAAAGTTAGAAAGTGAAAATGTGGAGTCAGATACACCAAGGACGGATGCGCATTATGCAGCAACCAAAACAGCATGGCCCACTGAAGGTGACATCAAGTTTGCTAAGAAACTGGAGCGTGAAATTGCCTACCTGAGAGAGGTTTGCAAAGAAACACGAGTGCTTCTGGACGGAGCTTATGACCTCGTTGAGATCCACGGCGGAGGGTCTCCATATAACGACAAATGGAGAAAGAACTGGATGGAGAAAGCCCGTTCCTTTGGAGCTACGCCAAGCCTCTGACCTAACAGCCTTCAGCCTTCAGTCTAAAAGTCTAAATCACAACAACACCCCATGAGAAAATCAAAGAAACAAGCCATGTTCACACCGGCCCATGTGGCCTACATCGCCTCCCTGAAGGATCGCATCGCCGAGCTGGAGAGCCATCTCTCCGGCCAGTCGAGCAACTCCATCCTGAGCGAGGCCGAGCAACTCACCACGCGGGATCGGAATGATTCCTACGGCCATCCCTCCCATGACTACGGACGGGTGAGCGCCGCCTTCAACTCGCTCACAGGCCATGCGCTCACCACCGAGGATGCCATCCTCTTCATGGTCTGCGTGAAGCTGGCGCGTGAGGCCTTCAAGCCGAAGAGGGATAACCGCGTCGATGCCGCCGGATACCTGAACTGCCTCGACATGGCGATCCAGGCGCGGGATCAGGGATTTGAATTTACCACGGGCAGTCAACCCAGCAGGCCGGTGGCCGCTGGGCTCCAAGGTGCGGGAGAGACTGAAAAGGACCGGCCATCCGTCCCCGTGGAAACTTTGGGAAAATGATGAAGGGGATCAATCTGGAACTCAGGAACTCAAGAAAACTATGAAACAGGACACGAAGCTGGAAAATGCCTACAAGGCGGCTGAGGAGAAGCGCCGGAGGGCGGCCATCACACGAGATAAGGATACGATCCCGATGGATTTCGGTGCCGAGTCGAAGGTCGAAGGTCTAGGTCCGAAGGTTGATGAGACCGATCCGCTCTGGAAACAGATCTGGAAGACGGAGGGGATCCGCTATCTCGGCCGCGAGGGGAGTGGAGTGATCGACGCCATGGAGCGCTTCGAGCACGCCTTCATGCTCGGCTACCGCGCCGGAGTCGGGGACATGCTCGGCGAGGCGCAATGGCTGATCAAGGAGGCCAAGCCATGAGCGCCGGGAAGGGTGACAGCCCGAGGAGCTGCTTCAGCCGGGAGTATCGGGAGAACTGGGATGGGATTTTCGCGCAGAGACGCAGAGACGCAAAGAAGAAAGAAAAGCCCTCGACTCTCGACGCTCGACCCTCGACTCAGCCCTCCCCCCGCACCGTTCCGCCTCACCCATGAACGAACACCGCGTCGAAGTTGACATCTACCGGGACGGATGCTGGATCGTCTGGCCTGCCGATCACCGGAGCGCCCTGGCATGGCTTCACAAGAAGGGATGCGACAAGCCGAAGCATGTCCATGAGCTGAAGGAGAGCGACGGCCTGAGCGTGCGGACCAAGAAGCTGGGTAGCGTCATCTTCCTGACGGACTGGAAATCCACCCCCGAGATGCACGGCATTCTGGCCCATGAGACTCTGCATGCCGCACGCGACATCCTCAACTCACGCGGCGTCCGCGAGAAGCGCAAGCACGAGGAGGCCACCACCTACCTCCAGCATTTCCTGATCGAGAAGATCCTGACCCGCCTGATGAGAAAATGAGCAAATCCTGGACACCTACCCCTCACCCGGCCCTGCCGGTTCCTCCCGCGACACTTCCCCCCGATCAGTGGCTGGCCGCCGCCCAGCTTAGGGAAGAGCTGATCCGCAAGGAGCGCGAGGATCCCTTCCGTCATGGATTCGTGCCCGATCACTGGAAGCGGGCCAGCGCCGTGCTGGAGCATGACCGGGAGGTGCTGGTCATGGGGGGCAACCGCTCGGGGAAATCCTCATGGGCCGCCCGTGAGGTGATGCGTGCGCTGGTGGAGAAGCCTCGCGCCCGTGCCTGGTGCTTCCAGACGACCGCTCCGAACTCGGTCGAGATGCAGCAGCCCTACATCTGGCACAACATGCCCTTGGAGTGGAAGACCGCCAAGAAGACTCAGGTCACGAATATCTCCTACTCTCAGAAGAACGGATTCTCGGAGAATGCCTTCGTCCTTCCGAATGGCTCCCAGTGCTGGTTCCGCAACTACGCTCAGGATGTCTCGACGATCGAGGGTGGCGAGCTCGACATCATCTGGTGCGACGAGCTGGTGCCGCTCGACTGGCTCACCACCATGCGCTACCGACTGCTTGACCGGAATGGGAAGCTCATCGTCTCATTCACGCCGGTCGAGGGTTACTCCGCCACGGTGAAGGATTACCTCACCGGGGCCGAGACGGTCGAGGAGGCCGATGCTGAACTGCTCCCGATCTACGGCGATGTCGATGGGAAGCGCACGCTCACCGGCCATGAGAAGGTGCCGGTCATTCAGCGCTGCGTCCGCAGGAAGGCGAGCGTCTTGTATTTCCACACCCGGAACAATCCCTGGGCAGGCTGGACCCGCATGAGGGAGGAGCTGGAGAAGGCCGCCCGCCCCGAGATCCTCTGCCGAGCCTACGGCGTCCCGACCAAGGCGATCGCCGGACGCTTCCCCCTCTTCAGTGACCGGGTCCATGTCATCCCGCAGAGCCGCATCCCGACCAAGGGGACACGCTACCAGTTTGTCGATCCCTGCTCAGGGAGGAACTGGTTCCAGATGTGGCTCCTGATCGACGACTCGGGCAGGGCCTTTGTCTACCGGGAGTGGCCCGGTCAGGACTACATCGACGGCGTCGGCTACGCGGGAGCATGGGCCGAGCCCGACGGGAAGAAGGCCGACGGCCGAGCCGGTCCGGCGCAGAAGAGCTTCGGCTTCGGACTTGAGCGCTACAAGGAGGAGATCGAGCGACTGGAGAAGGGAGAGCAAGTCTTCGAGCGCTGGATGGATTCCCGCTATGGGAATGCCGCCACCGTCGCCCGCGAGAGCGCGACCACGCTCATCGAGGAATGCGCCGAGATCGGCCTGAACTTCGTCGCCACCCCCGGCACGAACATCGACGAGGGGATCGACCTGATCAATGACTGGCTCCACTACGACACGGGGAAGCCGGTCGATGCCATGAACCAGCCAAGGCTCTACGTCTCCGAGGAGTGTAAGAACACGATCCATGCGCTGAAGGAATGGACCGGCGCGGACGGGAAGACCGGAGCGCTCAAGGATCCCATCGACTGCCTGCGATACTTCTGCCTCTCGGGAGTGACGAATATAGAAGGGGAGATCCTCAGCGTGAGAGCAGGGGGAAGTTACTGAACAAAAATATGGAACTCATGAACTCAGAAAAAGAATCAGAAACACCGAGAACGGATGCCAGTCTAAATACTCACAGTATGATTAACCGCCAAAAGTGGTGCGATAAATGCGGGGCATTTGTTGAAAGTATCTATGCTGGCAACCCTATGTTCTGCCGCTGTGATCCCAAGGCCGACCGCATCAAGAAGCTAGAGGCCGAGGTCGAGAGGCTGAAAAGCGACAAAACACACCTTATCACCCAATGCGCCAATCTTTTAGAAAAGCCGCACTTTGACGAGCGTGAAGTCCATTGTTCTTGCGTGCCTGCGTTGAGGGCCGAGGTCGAGAGGCTAGATCATCTTCTTGCTGACGCTAGCGAAACAAATCACAAGCTAGCGGCTGAGGTCGAGAGACTCCAAACGCTCCCAGAGTCTCGCCATAAAGCGTTTTTAGATTTGCTTGAGCGAGGCGAGAAAGCACAGGCCGAGGTCAAAGAGATCCGAGCCGCACTGGGCGACGATGGTCGTCGAACTCACAAGGAGCTAATTCAATTAGCAACCAAGGCTTCCGAGTGGAGAACTTGGAAGGAGAAATATATGGACTTGCGAAACGCTCACATTGCCGAGGGTCAAGACCCCGCTGGCACTATCTGGGAACACGCAGACAAGTTGCAGAAAGAGTTAAAAGCATCAAAGGCCGAGAACCAAAAGCTCCGCGCACGCCTCAATCAGGTCCAGGGATGCGACTGCGACAACTACCTTCAAACCTACTGCGACAAACACAACCCACACATCAACCCATGAACCCCATCACCTACCTCCTCAGCTACCTCCGCTCCCTGCTTTCCCCTAACTCCCATCTCCCATCTCCCATCTCCTACCGTCTCTCCGAGGAGGAGAGACGGATGGCCTTCTCCGTCGGGCTCGACGATGAGCCGCTCTGGTGGCGGGGACTCCAGGAGCTGCTCGCCGATGCCGAGTCCGATCAGATCGAGCTGGTCAGCGCGGCGACCGTGGCCGACAAGCCGGGTCTGCTCGCCCATTGCGCGGGAGGGCTTGACATGATCCGCACAGTGCGTCACGAGTTGGAACGCAGGCGTCAGGAATCCATCCGTCCCCGTTAGGACGGATGAAACGGCCGCGGTCCACGCGGCAAAGGGATACCATCATGGGAAAGAAACCACGCATTCCGCAGGCCGCAAGCCTCCGGTCGGAGCTCAAAAACTCCAACTCGGAAGCCGAGATCAAGCGGCTCAAGGAGCAACTCAAGGCCAGCGAAGCCTCCAAGGCCAAGCTCGCGGCCACACTTGATCGTCATCTCCACACCCACAAGGTGCGGCCGGTCACGCCAGCCAAGCCGACAAGGCGAGGCAAGGAGGACATCGTTCGCGTCATCATCCCCGACACCCATGGTGCCAAGGTGGATGAGAAGGCTCTCGCCGCCTGCCTCGGCGACATCAAGGCCCTCGACCCGGACGAAGTAATTTTATTAGGCGACCATGTGGACTGCGGTGGGTTCCTAGCCCAGCACCATGTCATGGGATTTGTTGCTGAAAGCGACTACACCTACGAGGCCGACATCGCGGCCACCAATGCCTTCCTCGATGCCGTCCAGGCTACGGCGCCCCGTGCGAAGGTGGAGTATATCGAGGGGAATCACGAGCGGCGGATCGAACAGTGGGCCATGACTCAGACACTCCGCAACTCCAAGGATGCCGAGTATCTGAGGCGGGCCTTCGCCCCCGAGTTCCTGCTGCGCCTCAAGGAGCGCGGGATCCCCTACTACCGGCAGGGAGAGTGCTATGATGGACTCTCGCTCCATGGGACGATCAAGCGCGGGAAGTGCTACTTCACCCACGGATCGAGCACCAGCAAGCAGGCGACGACAACGATGCTTCAGAACTTCGCTGGCAATATCGTCTTCGGACACACCCATCGGGAGCAGTCATCGAGCGCACGGCCGGTCCATACCGGCCAGATCAAGAGCTGGAATCCCGGCTGCCTCTGCGAATTACAGCCCTTGTGGTGCCACACTCACTGCACCTCGTGGAGCCATGGACACGCCATCCAGCTTGTCGCAAGAAGCGGTGAGTTCCTCCACCTCAACATCCCCATCATCGGCGGGAAGAGCCTGCTCGGATCGCTGGCCGGAAAGTTCCAATGAAAAAGACAACAATCAAACCGCCGCGCCTCGAAGATGTGCGGATCCTTCAAAAGGCTGACACCGTGCCGCCGGGGTGGTTCACCTCCAAGGTGCTCCAGCAGGAATGGAATCTCTGCGAGTCCCAGACCCGACGACTCATCCAGCACGCCTTATCGGCAGGCAAGGCCACGGTGAAAAAGTTCAAAATCGACACCGGGGGATACACCCCGCGGCCCACGGCCCACTACCAGTTCAAGGCTTAGGGGCAGGGAGAATTTTATCTGGAACTCAGGAACTCATGAAGAAGATCCGACGGGTTATATTTCGCCAGCTCAAATTCCTGCAGAGCGGGGCTCAAGCCTCCGTCAGGTATGACTGGCTGCCGGTCAACCGAGGACTGATGCGCCAATGGAGCACGGATCGAGTAGGCTCTGACCGCGCTTAGGACGGGGGAGGCAATGAGGGGCGAAACTGGCGGGTAGCTTTGTGCTGGCCCAGTCGGGAGTAGTAGCGACCTGATCCTCCCCCGATCCCTTCCCCCGTCCGGATGATCTAACGCAAAAGATCCCTCCCCTTGGAGGGTATGGGGGTTCAAATCCCCCTCCGGCCGCCAGCCCCTATCTCCCATCTCCTGGCTCCTAGCCCCCAATTTTCTCACTGGATCCCGTGAGAAAGTTATTGACACCGACCCACCCGATGACCGACGGGTGCGACTATCAGGCGGCAATACCTAGCCCGGCCAGCCTGATCGGAGAGCAGGGAAGAAAGGGGCTTGTTTCCACTTAGGGGATTTTACCTATGGCAGCAGAGAACGAGATCGACCTGACGGACATCGCGGCATTCCTCCCGGAGAACCTCCGGAATGAACTGACCCAGTCCGCAACGGAGCAAGAGGAGCCCGAGGCTGAAAAGTCCGAGGCCACCGAAGACTCCGGGAACGATGAGACAGCACCGTCCGGGCAGGAGGAAGCCTCCACGCC